AGTTGCTCCCGTGCCTTTTCCACCTGTTCATTGTATTCCGTCATCTTTTTTCTCCCTTTGTTTAAGTAATTCAACCACATAATCGTAGTCGGGTACAAAATCTTCGACCTCTTCCGGCGTAGTGGGTTTGCGTTTAGTCATCTGATGTTAATAAATTTGTGTGATTGTAAACTTAATCGCCACTGTGGATGTTCCAAACAATACTGCATAGTGACGGCTAAATTGGATTCTAAAGTAGGCCCATCCATGGGTTGCAAGAAAAAGTGATCAAAGTGTAGATCGGTAAACTTTTCTGGAGGGGTCAACAACTGTGGATACACTAATTTCAATTCTTGACCTTCAGTTTGTTTCAATTCTTGATCGGCTTTTGGACTGACGCAGATCCAATCTATCCCAGGTGGAGCTTCTATGGTGCCATTGGTTTCAATCGCTACTTCCAGTCCTTGATTATGAAAAGCCTCTATAAGAGGAGCGTCCAATTGCAATAAAGGTTCCCCTCCAGTACAAACTACGTAGGGCTTACCTTGTCCTCGTTTAGCCCAAAAAGAAAACACGCTCTCGCTTAATTCTTGAGGGGTCTTAAACTTTCCACCGCCTTCACCGTTGGTACCTACAAAATCTGTATCGCAAAAATTACAGATAGCTTTGGGTCTATCCTTTTCTAAACCACTCCACAGATTACAACCTGAGAATCTACAAAACACAGCAGGTCTGCCAGTATGCGCCCCCTCCCCCTGGAGAGTGTAGTAAATTTCCTTAACCTGATACATTTATCGATACTCCAGCGGATCAACAATGCGATTCGCAGCAAAAGCCTCTAGCCTTTCAACACAGGCACCGCATTTTCCACAGGCTCGGTCCTCCCCCTCATAACAAGTCCACGTTTGAGAATAATCCAATCCCAGTTCAATACCTTTAGAAAGTATTTGAGTCTTATTTAAACTGAGGAAAGGAGCCTGGATTCCAATAGACCAGGTGCGAGAACTTAATTGATCCATTTTTTCGATGAAATCTGGGCGACAATCGGGATAAATAATGCGATCTCCCTGATGCGCTCCGAACCATACCTCAGAAGCACTAGAACTGAGGGCATAACTGACTGCCAATGAAAAGAAAATCATATTTCTGTTTGGTACTACCATGATTTGCATTCGTTTGTCTTCATAGTGACCGTGGGGGATGGGCAGTTTGTCGGTCAATGCCGATCCTTTAAGCAGTTGTTTAATGTTACTGATGTCTATTACCTTATGGTCGATGGATTGGGTTGCACAAAAAGACTTGGCATAATCGAGTTCTTTAGTATGCCTTTGGCCATAATCAAAAGAGAGGGCCAAACTCCTGTAGTTCTTTTCCTGGGCGTCATTCAGCAAGGTAAATGAATCCATGCCGCCAGAGTAAATCACCACGATAGTTTTCATTTTTCTATGACGGATCCTGTCTTTTCAGTTTCTTTGACTTCAATACGGTAGAGAGTGGGTAGATGTTTTTCTAATTTTTGCCAGAAATACCAACATAAATTTTCTGCCGTAGGATTTTCCAATCCCTTAATTTCATTTAAAACCTGATGATCCAGTTTACTTACAATTTTTTTAACGGGTATGCCAACGTCTCGATAATCCATTACCCAGCCTTTCTTTCTGTCCAACTCACCCCGTACCGACACTATCACTTCGTAAGAATGTCCGTGCATCCTTTTACACTGGTGAGAGTCTGGAACATTGGGGAGAAAGTGAGCCGATTCAAACTTAAATTTCTTATATATTGTCAGGTCTTTCATATTAATAATGGTCGGGTTTCGCTTCATAATAAATCTCCAAATAAATCTTCTTGATAGTCTCCTGTCCACACTGCGGGCGAGTGAATCAACTCAAAACGCTGGGCAATCACTTCGGCTCTTTGTTCCGCAGTAGCAGGTCGGTACATAGCATTATCTTTATTGTTGGCATTCCTACCAGCTGTCGCTGAATCCACCGAAGCAAACGGAATGTGTTGAACTACCCTCGGATTCATCATGCGTAAGCCATGTAGTTTACAACGGGGACGGCCATTGTTAGTTATGGCTTGCATCATTTGATTCATTCTGTGCCACCAGGCTTTAGAGTTGGGAGTAACGGCTATTCCTGCGGATCCAATAGCTACCCGATGCCACTCAGCTGCCAAGCGCACAAAGCGACCAATCGGCTCATCCATGTGATACACCGGAACACCGTAGGATTTAAGGTCTAAGGGCCACCGATCTATATAGTCATCGTTGCGACGACTCACTGCTTCAATGTCTTTTACATTGGGGGAAATAATGTCTGGAATAATGGCCCAGTCAAACGAGGGATGTTGACACCACTCTTCTACCCATTTTAAGTATTTAGAATAGTCTAACTCGCCTCCCTTTTTCCAAATAGTGTAAGCAGAGTTATCAAATACAAAAGAAGAACATACTTCAGCCACAGCTCCCAAGTTTTGTGGATAAAAGAAAGGCACTAAGGCGTGTCGATTTTGTAAAAAACGTACAGCACAAAGTTTGTCACCGCTGATGGGAGTTCCGTGATAGTGGATCATTTATCTTCCTCCCACGGTTTCTTGCCTTCATTCTTAGCCAGATAATGCCACGTTTGTTTGCCTGGAACTACATGTGTTCGCACACGATCGCCCAAATACTTCTGCACGTAGCTGACCGCGTAACGTGCTGCTCTCTCACCACTAGCCATCTTTGCTTTCTTCAAAGCCTGGCGCGCCACGAATTCCATGTCGGCACGCGTGTAGAATTTAGTGATGTCCATTTGCTTTGCCACGACGCTCGCTATTTCAATCTCGTCGGGTCCCTGTTCAAACTCCACGCGCGTCCACTTGCCCTTGCCGTAGTCAAACGCCGCCGCATGACTCTCGGGTTCACGTGCGTTACGCGCTTCGTAGAACATAGTGACGTTGGGCTTGTCGCCCAGCAGTTTAATGCCCGAGTCAAACCAACCGGCGAACACCGAACCACCACGGGCAGACATGAAGGACATGTCGTCGGCACGTTCTTTGCCAGTGTGATGAGCGATGATGAAGGCGATGTTGTGTAGGTCGATCAGCTTGTCCACGCGATCCAAGACCTTATGAATGTCGGCGTTGTTGTTCTCCTCGCCGTCAAAGAAGTTGATGAAGGGGTCGAGCATGACTATATCGGGCTTATGAAAGGCAATCTCCTCGCTAATCATGTCGATGTCCTGGTCACGCATGAAGTTTTTACGTAGGCGTCCCGACGGAATCAGGTTGGACTGACCCAGTGCCAGCAACTCGGGGTCGCCGAGAAACTGCTGGAAATATAAATCGATTCGGTTCTTGAGGAACTCCTGGATAATCTCGGCCTGTAGCCACACCACTTTCATCGGTCTCGAGAAGGCCGTCCCCATGAATTCGGTCCCCGTCGCTGCTGCTACCGCAAAGGCGCCGAGCCAGTGCGACTTGCCGATCTTGGGTTTGCCGATGAGCAGCACACGCGCACGTTCAAATATAAAGGCATCGCCCCAATACTGTTCGATGCCGTCAGAGTCCATCTCCTGCCACTCTCTATCCGCGTAGGATTTTAAAGCGAGCGGTCCGCCCTCTGGCTCGGGGACGGATGTATCGAGGATGGGATCTTCCTGTTCCAGTATTTCTTTCAGTTCGTCACCGAGCTGCACTTCCCAGGTACTCGTGTTCCAGCGGATAACCCCGCCGTCGAGGTCTTCGGGGTGACGTTTCATGTGGCCGTTGATGATCGACTGCACGGTGGTGGCGACTTCGACCATGGCCATTGGCGGTTGATTGCTCTGATTCCAGTCGTGTGCCTTGATTAAGAGTTCGCGTTGTCCCCACCCTTCACGAATCCAACGCCCGACCAGGCGTGACAGGGTAGCGTTGCGCGTTCCCGTATCGACGCCCTTGGTGGTCAGTGGTTGTTTGACGATGGATTCGACCTTGCCTTTATTATTAAAAGTATGAATGGCGTCGAGATCTTGTTGGGTCAGAGACGGCAGTTCGTCGAGCGATTCAATCGGCAAAGTGTCG